CAAAATAATTTATCTTTTTATCATCTATAAGGTGCAGGCATGAGTTGAACAAGCCAGAGCTAGTTATTATTTTTCGAGACCCTTGCTAATCAGACGGCGGATAGCTTCTGATCGTGATGGTAAATCACGCTGCCGTTTCCGCCAATCGTCGATTTTTGTAATTTCTGATGGGGAAATCACCATCCCAAATCGGACGGATTTCAATTCTTTTTTACTAGTCATACATACTACATACTAAACTCACATAACTTACGCAAGATTTATTATTGACATACATACAAAACTTACGTAAGTTTTAACAATCAAGCCTCGCAAGTGTACAAGCACTCGCGAGGCTCTAACAAACCAACCTTATAAGGAGGTCAGAATGTCTAGTTCTGTATATAAGAACCCCATACCCCAAACTCAAGCAAAACCACACCCCAAACAACAACGCCCCAAACCACAATGGCAATACGCGGCGGATTACAGCTTTACCATCAACGACGTCAAAGCTGCCCTACTGGCAATCCACGCGCAAATAAAAACGATTGCCGCGGTAAAAGACAGGCTCGGCACTGATGATAACGACACCCGCCACAACCAAAAAATCATATTGATGGAAATCCACTGGCTAAATCATCTGGATGATGAATTCCGATCGACATATATCTTTCACAAAGACATGCGCAATTTTGGCATCACCTTGCAACCAGACGGACAAGTCACATACAACAATCCGGCCGTACAATGGGTGCAGGATAATGCGGTCATGCTCTCCAATCTCCATGACAAATGCTGGATGCTCCGCCGCGTAGCAGAAAACTTCTGGCAAGCCGGCCTAGATGATTTGGACGCGAGCCAAACCCTAGGCACAGTTATAGGCAATCTACGCAAAGAAGCGGAAAAACCCAAACAGCATTTAGTGCAGTTATAAAATGCCCGCTTGCAACCTATAAAGGAGTTTAATATAGCTCAAACAAGGGTGAACAATATGACGACATTTAATGAAATAATAGAGGCCTTTGGTAACCGCATCAAAAGTCCTGTATTTGGCTCGTTCCTGTTTTCTTTTATTGCTTTTAACTGGGAACCTCTGTTCTATTTGTTATTTGCCAAAGGGGTGACTGCCGAAACCAAGTTCACTTATGTTTACGGGCATACGGATTGGCTTTCTCTATTCCTATGGCCGGTTATCATTGGGATTATAATCGCCTTAGCTCTACCCTTCGTCAATTACTTTACCGCTAGGGTAATACAATGGCCCATACATCAACGTCGAATACTTGAAGATGAGTTCGCCAGCAAACGGTTAGAGATTAAAGAAAAGATGGCTCGCTCTAAGAGAACACATCGATGATCGCTGAAAAAGAGCGCCGCGAACAAGAACTGATTGCCCAAGCGAAAAGGGATTTGGAAGCACAGCAAATAAAAGACAAAAAAATACGTGAAAAATTAGAGGCTCAAATAGAGGAACTGCGCCAATATAATACATACAATCGGAGGGAATTTTCTGGGCTGCCCGACAGAATGAAGGTCAGATTACAAGATCTGAATGATATATTATTTATTGATCCGCACAGCAGTAAAAATATTACTAAGCTAATCGATATAATTCGAACCAGCAACCTTGAAAAACTCCCAAAAGAAAAAATGCTAATAAAATTAAATAAAATTAGCGATTATGGGAGAGTTACTGAAAGCCACATCAAAGACATAGAAAAGTTTATTCGACGTAGTGTAATTGATCAGCGAGCTATAATAGAAAACATACTGCCAATGGAAATGTTATACACTAGTTAGGAGGCGATATCGCCGTATCATCCGGCCAATCCTTACCGTCGTAGAATTCTACGCCGCCAACAATATCCCGCATATGCTCATTCAGGTTCTTGCCGTCTTTGTGAACAATGCCGAGCAACCGGCCAAACTTACCGCTCTTGTCTTGAATGGTTTCCATAACCACCCAAACGGGCTCTGCTAATTTATGGTATTTGACCTTGCGCGGGAAATCTGCTGGGTCGAGACCAAGAAAGCTGATCAACGCATCCCGTTGAGCAAAACCGTCCAACACATCATCCGAGTTAATCCCTTTTCTTTTGCTGCGCTTAATCTCTTGGCAGTTGATACCGTAAAGCCGGATAGTCTCACCATCTTGCCAGATACGATTATACATATCCAAATTGCCAACAATGGTATCGCCGTCATATATAGCGGTAATCGTAAACCCGTACCGATAGGCCGGTTTCGCAATATTTCTACTCACCCCCTTCTCCTTTTTGGGCATCCATTTCCCAGTCAAATTTCGCAAATGTAATGACATCCTCACCGATCCACGCATTGAGTTCGCTCATACGGGCTTGCAGCGGCCTGATTTCGTTTTTTTCGAATATGCTTTGCGCATCACTGGCCGAGCCAAAGCCGCCCGTATTATTGGGCACGATGCCCATGATCTGCGGCGGAACTCGGTGCATGGCCAGCACATCATCACGGCTGATATTTTTGATATTGGTGAATTGGTCTTTGGCCGTGGCTTCGGATAAATGGATGACCTGCAATCCGTCTTTCTTCCCGCCTGGCGCATGCATGAAAAGGGATTTGAAATTGCCCGGACCTTTGGAATTTTTCATTTGTTTTTGCAGCGCCTTAACGTCTTCCTCGTTGAATGTGGCATCGGTGAGATACATGATATATCCGGCGTGTGCGCCATTATCGTAATATCTGCGCCGGAATATAGTCGCACTCTCATTCAGCCAGATAGATTGCAGTGCCGCCATATAGTAGGGTTGCCCATATATTTCTTGGTTTACGTCCGGCTCTAACAAATGAAAAATACTGTCTTTCTTGAAGGCATGCATTTTGCTTTTCTTGTCAATAAATCCATATCCACCTTTTTTGTGAATGCGGACGAATTTGGACGGTGCAGGCTTAAGAGAAAATGCGCCTCCCAATTTGTTTTTAATCCGTTCAAAATAAGCATTGCCGAACACTAGATAATCATAAGCAAAGCGGGCAAAGTCGGCGCGGGACAGTAATTTATGTTCCACATAATTCGCGACCAGCAAATTGGTTTTTACCTGGAGCGCGCTGGCATGATGGACACTGGATTGCAGGGTTTCAGTCAGCCCTTGGACGGGTGTAGGTAAATCATAATATTCATCATGGGACGGCACCAAAAACCCAATCACCCGTGAGCGAGTCAATGACGGGTCTGGGTCGCCGAAGCTGAAACTATATAATCGCTGACCCGTATCGGTTAGTTTTTCGGGTTTTGGCTTTGGTGATTTTATTACTCTGACCATGTTATGCTTCCTTTTTTCTTTCCGGATAATCTGTCAACACTTTCCAATGCCATTTCGTCGAGGGCGTTAAACAAAGCCCAGGCAATGTCCGCATGCCCCGTATCGCCGGAACGTCCGGCCTTATACGTAATGTGTTTTGAATTGTCGGTAACCGAGCGGTGAATAGCCAACAGGCTCGCCAGCATATCCGTCCAACCCGCATCAAATTTGATGCGGCGGTTTTGGATAAGATGCTGCGCTTTGATAACAAGCCGCGTCTTGCTCTCGACGCTGTAAATAATTTTATGGGTGCGCGGGAAGAATTGTTTGACCAATTCATAAACCGCCAAGCCCATGCCGGACGCATCAATATTGATGGCTTGGACATTGTATTTTTCGGTCAACTTTTTTAGCCGCTTTGCCTGTTCATCAAAGCTGATATTGTTCCAGCTTTCTTTCTGAACAACCCTGAACAAACCGCCCGCAGCTTGCGGCGGGGCAACCACAACCACACTGGCATTGTCCCGTGACCGCGACGGGTCATAGCCAATCCACACGGGCAAATTACCAAGTGGCCGTTCAGCAAGAGGTTTCAAATCCTGCCATGCCGTCCAGCTGTCGACCATACAGCGTTGTAATTCGGTCAGGCTAAATATACTGGCCGCCGCGTCTACAAATTCGCACATAAATAGATTACGGAATTCCTGCTTGGCATACTCAAGGCGCAGCTCACCAATATCGAATAAGGTACAACCGCCCGCCTCTGCATCCTCGACCGTAACGATTTGCCGCCACTGTCCATCCGGACAAACAAGGCCGTTTTTTAGGGCGGCATGGGTAAGTTTAAACTCTTTACGCTCAGCTTTACTACGGCCTTTGTTGTACAATTTACCCGCCCAAAATTCATAGGCTTCACTGCTGAGTGTCGACGGCACAGAAAAATAGGTTTTGCGCCATTTCTTATGTGCCGCCATGCCGGACGAGACTTTGCGCAATTCGTGAAATTTATAAACCCAATGATATTCGTCGAAATACAAATGCCCGTGATAACTTTGCGCGGTGCGGCTATTGGTACCAAGGAAATACAGCATGGCATCATTGTGACCAAGCTTGATCGGATCCCCTTTAAGCTCAACACCAGTGACCTCTTTGACCCAATCAATAATATATCCCTTAAACACATGCGCCTGGGCTTTGGATGCGGATAAGAAAATCTGGTTGTCGCCCGTCTTGGCTGCATCCAATAAGGCTTCCCGCGCAAAGTACCAGGTGGCACCGATTTGCCTTGATTTTAATATATTGCGGGTGCGGTGTTTTTTGGCTTTGAACCATACGCGCTGATACTCAAACAGGCATTCATCAAATGATTTTTGCAGCTGCTCTATATGCTCATTGGTAAGAACATTCTTACCCGCTGCGGCTTTGCCTTTTGATTTATTACGCAAACTCGGGTTTAGATCAGACGGCGCTCCGCCTTGTTCAAACCTTTGAATGCGGGCGGTGCGCTCTAATAATTTGCCCAAGCTATCTATCTCTTGCAAATCCCGCTCTGTCTTTTCAGATTTGGCTACAAGTTGACAGAGCCGCGCATGGGTTGACGCATTGACCTGCTTGGCAATGGACGCTTTGTCCCATCCATCCCGCCGCTTCCAACTATCCAAAGTTTGGTATTTAACACCCGTTTTTTCGGCAATTTGTGACAGCTTCCAACCCTGCCAATATAGATTGGCCGCCGCATGTCTGGGAGCTATAAATGGTATCACCGCCGATTTTGTCATGGCGGCACATTATGGGCGCGCTGATATTTATCTGCGTAGTTTCAGTTCGTTATTTCCCAAAACGAACCAAATCCATTTGATTGATAATGAAAAAGGTTTTTTGTTCATATCGAAATGACAAAACCAAACCTGATAACAAAATTCTTCGCAATTGCCACCTCGGGCAGAACCATCGATGGTCGCACAATTGATGACAAAGACATTGATGATATTGCCACAAGCTATGACTCTGCCGAATATACCGCGCTGATAAATTATGAGCATTTTCGTTTTCTTGGCAATTTCGGTAAGGTGGTTGCGTTAAAAGCAGGAACTGACAAAAAAAACCGTCGGGTTCTTTATGCACAAGTGTCACCTAACAAAAGATTGTTAGATCTTAATGACGCTAAACAAAAATTATTCACGTCCATGGAAATCACTAAAAACTTTGCCGGAACAGGCAAAGCTTATTTGATGGGCCTTGCCGTTACGGATAGCCCCGCCTCACTAGGCGTAGAGGCATTGTGTTTTTCTGCAAAGAATAATGGTCCTGGCGATGACAGATTTAAATCAAACCTATTTTCCCAAAAATACAAAACGGAGATCTTCACCATGAAAGATGCTGACAATAAACCCGCCGGTAATCCTGAAATCAAACCTGAGGGCGGCACTGCAACCGACGATAACAAACCAGAGGCCAAACAAACTTTCATGCAAAAATTCACCAAGCTTTTAAAGCCTGTTCAGGATGAAACCGATGATAATTTTTCATCCCTGCAGGAGGCTAGTTTGGAGTTGGCGCAAAAATATTCGGATATGGACAAAATCGTTACTGAACTTCAAGCGGCCAATAAAACTCTCACAGATGATTTCGCTGCACAAAAAGAAGAAATCACCAAACTAACTGCTGCTCTTGAAAATTCACCGGAGGACGGCACATCCCGTCCCCCCGCCACAGGTGAGAATGAAACCCAAACCGACTGCTAACCAACAAAACCGCCTAACCTCCCATAATTAAGGAACCCCGCCATGTCTAAAAAACTATTCGCCGCTGCAGCCGCCCCAGCCCTAGCAACCATGATACACGGCTACCGCGCTCGTGTTATGGAGCTCAACGGAGTTTCCCCTGATGTTGGCGGTGCCTTTGCTGTTGACCCATCAATCGAACAAAAGCTGGAAGACAAGATTCGGGAAAATGCAGATTTCCTCGGCGAAATTAACGTTGTTGGTGTGCGCGACCTTGAAGGTGATAAAGTTGGTTTAGACGTAACTGGCACTATTGCCAAACGAACAGATACCGATGCGGGTGACCGTCAAACGGCGGATAATCTTGCACTAGCCGATAGCCGATACCGCTGCGAAAAAACAGAATTCGACACCCATATTAAATGGTCAACTCTTGATAGTTGGCGCAAATTCCCCGATTTCCAACAACGGATTACCGGCGGCGTCACACGACAAATTGCCCGCGATAGATTGACCATTGGGTTTAACGGCGAAAGCGCCGACGCCGTCACAGACAGCATTGCAAACCCTCTCTTGCAAGATGTCAATATTGGCTGGCTCAAACATGTTGAAACCCGCCGCCCTGGTTCATTCCTGACAGGCATTAAAGTTGGCGCAGGTGCAGGGGCTGATTTTAAGAATATCGACCAAGCTATTTACGCCGCCCGTCATGAACTTATATCACCGTGGAACCGAAACGACACGTCTTTAAACTCCATCATGGGAACAGGTTTGGTCGTTGATAAAAACCTCTCTACCATCGGTGCATTTGAGGAACCAACAGAACGGGCCGCACTTCAAACTTTAATCGCCAACCAACTGATTGGTACATTAAAAACAAAATTCGTACCGTTCTTTCCTGAACGGTCAGTCTTTATCACAAGCCCTGACAATCTGTCGATCTATTACCAAGAAGGTTCACGCCGCCGTCATATTGTCGACAATCCAAAGCGCGATCGTTTGGAAGATTACCAAACCCTCAACGAGGCCTATGTGGTCGAAGATTTAGACAAGTGCGCCCTGCTATCCAACATCTTGCTTTGGGATGAAGTGGGCGCAGCCTGGGTATAGTCCAGCATAGTTTAGGCAATTAAATTTAACCGGGGATAGGAGCTTATCATGAATGTATTTCGCCAACACCGTCAAAAGGTCGAAGCTGAACAAGCGGCGCAAGCCGCTGCAGCGTCCGGCTCAGACAATATGGACACCGCCAAAGCATCCAGCATCTACGAACAGATGCTCGTGCAAATGGCTGCTCATAAGGTTGAACTCAAGGCCATCCAAAGCATGAAGGGTAAGGCCGAGAAAAAGGCCAAATTCATCATGGATTATCAGGCCTATGTTGAAGGTATTCTAGCTGCAGATGAAGATGTGCAAGATGATGTGGTTGTAACTATTTTCGTTTGGGCAATGGACGCTGGCGAATTCGATATCGCCCTGCAGATTGCCGATTGGGCGCTTAAGCATGATCTGGCTGCCCCTCCGGAATTCACCCGCACGATTGCGGCAATATTAGCCGAAGAATTAGCCGATGCCGCCATTGCTAACCGTGATAATATTGGTGATTATCTGGATTGGCTTTCAACCGTCCTACACATGGTCGCTGAAAAAGATATGGTAGACCAGGTCAAAGCCAAATTGTTCAAAGCTTTGGGGTATGCCAACTTCGATGCTTACCCCAATGATGCTCTTGATTATTTCAAGCAAGCCGTTGAACTAAATCCGCGCATTGGCGTTAAAAAAGACATCAAGAAACTGGATGCAAAAATAAAAGACCTATCCCCGGCGCCCGCCCCCACCAAAGGTGAGAAAACCGAGGCCTCAAAAACCGAAGTTAAAACACCAAAGGTTGGGGCGGCTGGGGATAAGCCTGTGAAGCAAGCTGCAACAGATGAGCAGCAATAGCGTCATAATTCCGCACGGTGCTGGCGACCCGGTCGATATCACAATCGCCAGCCCAGTTTTTTGGCCTGACCTGTCCAGCAATGTTTTCAGAGAAATCATGCGTGTTGGCGCAACCGTCCCAAATGTGCGGGTAGAGGCCACGCTGATAGCAGCTGTGATCACCATCAACGAAGAACTAAAATCACTGCCAACAACATATTTCAACTATGCAAGCCTAGAAGCCATACCTGCAGACGAAGTGGCAGATAAATCAATTTATGTGCATCGGTATCAATCCGCCGTATTTAATGAAGCCAAAGCCGATCTAACCGAGCGCTATCGTGATTTTGATAGCACCAATGACGGCCACGAAGAGGCGGACAAATTAGAAGAAACTATTGACGATTACCGCCGTAAATCCCGCGAAAATATCCGTGCAATGCTGGGCAATCCGCGCGCAACCATAGCGCTGCTATAATGGACTTTATCTTGACACAAAACGGCCAAACCCTTGATGACATTGTCTATCAAATCTACGGCGACAACCCGCACATGCTGGCTGAGGTCACAGCTGTAAATACGCACATCCTGAATTTGGGTGTGCACTTCGCGTCCGGTGTTCACATCAATTTGCCAGAAATCCTGCCTACAACCAAAAATCAAAACATCATCAATCTTTGGGATTAAGAGAATAGCTATGCCTGAAAATCAACTATCAAATCTCAACCCAGCTTGGTTCGGCGCTTTTTTCGGTCTTCTCGGCGCATTTTTAGGCTTTAGGACCAAGGCCTATAAAGCCGGTCGCTCCGATGCGGACATTGCAACTGCCCTCAATTCCCTGCGTGAAGAAATCGCCGAAGTAAAACAAGACGTCAAAGACAGTGCGCGTTCCTTACACAACAGAATTGACACCAAAACTGCATCAATCAGCGAACATAACACGCGGATTTCCCGCATAGAAGGAGAACTAAAAAAATGAAAAACCCACTAAAAACGGACACGCAATCGGCTAAAACCATGACATTTCTCGATAAAAACTGGGCTAGAATCGCGCTCATGGCATATAGCACGTGGGCAATTTATGCGCTGGCAATACTCGTTAATGCCAGCGATATGATATTTATATTCACGGGTATAGATACAAACCCAAGGGTATGGACATTCTGGATCAATATGGGATTAGTCTTAGCTTATGTTGGTCGGTTTATTAAGCAGCCAAAAGAAAATCATATCCGGCGTAAAATCATAGTATATGGTTTGATATTTGTATTATTAGCAATTGCGTCTCCAGCTTTAGCTAAAAACTCGCAATATAATCATGACGGCTTAAGTGATAGTTTTGATAATATTGCATTTGATTTTATATCTGTCAGTGAGGGAAAAAATAAATCTGGAAAATTTCATGTATCCTATTTTGACACAATAGCGAAGCCGCCTTTGTGGACTGTCTGTTATGGTCATACGCGCACCGCAAAGGCCGGCCAATATAAGACAGACGCGCAATGCCGTGACCTTTTGATTGAAGAAATCGCCGAATATCGTGCGGGGCTTCATACCAATTATTTTACAGCCCAAACCAAGCGCGATCGACTACCTGTGTTTCGGGATGTTGCCTTTACGTCTTTGGCCTACAATGTCGGCATCCGCGCCGCAGGACGATCAACCGCTACGCACCGCTTGAACGCTGGTAATGTCAAAGGCGCATGCAACGCTATAACGTGGTGGAATAAAGCAGGTGGGCGTGTAGTACGCGGTTTGGTGCGCAGGCGGTCTAAAGAACGCCAATATTGTTTGCGAGGTTGAGATGATACCTTGGTCATTTCTACTTAAACCCAAAGTGCTGGCAGGTATTGGCAGTTTCATTCTTGTTATTGCCATTGGCCTATTCATTCGGGGCGCAATACATAATTACGGCGAAGCGAGGTATAATCAGGGCAAAGCAGATTGCGAAACAGCGGTGCGTAAAAAAGCTGCAGAAACCAAAACCAAACTCGACACAGCCAAAGACGCTGCACGAGGTGAAGCCGACAAAACCGAAAAAGTATATGTTGAAGTCGTTAAAGATGTCGCCGTTGTCGATGCCCGCGTCGCCGCCGAAAATGCCGCCTTAAAAAACACCCTTGAAACCCTAGAAGCGAGAATATCAAATGAAAAACCTGACCTTTCGGCTTGTGCTCGCGAGCCTATTCCTGCTGACAGCTTGTCAGTCCACAACGAAATTGACCGTCTCTTACGAAGCGATTGAAGTTCCAGCAGAACCTAAACCTGTTGACCCTGTTGATGGTGCCGTAAAAGCGGAGCCGGTCGCCCCTAAGCTACCTGCAGCTGGTGTTTACGGCGCATCGGATATCCGGGCTAAAAAACTAGGCCTATATGCCGTTTCTCTACGCAAATGGGGACGTGGTTTGATAGAAGCTATCGAAATACGGGAAATTGCGGCCGCAGCCATTATTGAACGCCAACAGGCAGAGCGCGCCGCAGCAATTGCCAACATCGACAGCTTAAATGCAGGGGAACCATAATGCGCGGACTTGGATTATTGCGGGAACATTTACTCGAAAAACTAAAAAAACCTGCCGAGAAGCTGATCACCTTTGTTGAAAATGGTACGGTCATTACGGTGCCTGGTGAGGACAATAAAGATTTTCAAATCAATTATCAGGGCGTGATATATATCCTCGGTATCAAATATGATGCTCGTTATATATGCTGGATTGTTGGTGAGTGGATGAACGCTTACCAACCTGATCACACCACATCGGATATTCAATTTGACGCCGAAATCCTTAACCACGATACGGTTGATCTTGAGTTTCGTATTGATTTCAAAGAGATAGTAAAGGTCACGCAGGACGAAAACGGCACGACTTTCACATCTTGTTTTGATGGGCTTGAAGATATACCCGCCCTCGATGTAAGCATAAATTATCAATAGCCATGAAAAACGAGTTTGATGATTTTGAAAGCTGGTTGGAAGATACACTTTCGACCCTGTCTTCACCTTCGCGAGCAAAATTACTAAAGGCTATCGGCGGGGTAATGCGCAAGCAAAATCAAAACAGGCAAATGCGGCAAGTTGGGTTGGACGGGACTAAATGGGCAAAGCGTAAAAGTGGCTCTCGCCGTAAAATGATGAAGAAACTAAGACTTGCCCGCATGCTGAAAATTACCTCGAACGCCAATCAGGTGAATGTTGGCTGGCGCGGGCGGGCTGGTGGTATAGCCCGCACCCATCACTTTGGCTTACGGGACAGAGTCAATAAAAGTGGTATAAGGGTTAAATATCAAGCCCGTGAATTGCTGGGTCAAGGCAATGGGGACGCCGATAAATTGAGCGAAATCATTGAAAACTGGATTGCTGCAGACTAGCTCACTATGAACAATTCGGTTCGTTTTGGGAAATAACGAACTCAATTCATTTTATATGTAGCGGTGAAGCGACATAACTAAGCCGTATTATGAACAGCCGCCAATTCCACAATATAATTGCCATTGGCACGATTGCCACAATATCCGATGACGGCAAAACTGCGCAAATCACTATTGGTGACATAACAACTAAATCCCTACCTTTACCTGCTATCTATGCCCGTAACTTTTCCGCATGGTGTCCCGTCCACCCAAATGCGCAGGTCGTCCTAAATTGCCCGTCCGGTGATTTAGAAGCTGCTGTCATTATCGGCCTTTTATGGCCACAAGGCGGAGCGCCCTACTCTACCGACACCAAGATTGACGGTATCAGGTTCGAAGACGGGACTTTGGTTGAATATGATAGCAATACACAAACTTTAAAAATAGATTCTACGGGCGATATCAATATCACTGCTGCGGGAACACTTAAACTCACCGCTGATAAAATAGAAATCCATGGCGTTGTCGAACAAACGGGCGGTG